CCACCGTATTTTTGAGTATTGGAAGTTGGAGTATATATGAAAAATTCATTGATTTCTGGATCCTTAACATTAGTTGAATCTTTTGGATCCTTAATATAAGTGCCACCTATTTTATCTTTATCTTTATTTTCCACCCTCATAAATTTAATTTTTAGAGGATCTATGTAACGAATATCTTGAATTCCTGCTGATGGATTCTGAACATCTATAACCTTATGGTAAAATAATCTACCATCAACATACCAGTTTTTAAAGATTTCGTGTGATTTTTTATCAAAACTCATCAAATCTTTAATATGCTTAAATTCTTCACGTATAATATTTTTTAAACCTTCACTAGCATTTAAATTACTAAGTTCAATTTCTACAGGACTATCATTTAAGTCACTAACAATAGCTTCATTTACAACATTCTCAATTGCATTATCACACTCTGGATGAAGTGACATTTCACGATACTTTCTAATTAGTTCGTATTCATTTCTAAATACTCCCTCAATATCTACATATTGACCATAAAATCCACTAGTCAAATAATAATCTGCCCCGTCCTCGTTATTTTCGGGGACGGGGGATATAGCGCCTTTCGGCTTATTATCTTCATTATCAATAGAAAATCCAAATAACTTTGCCATCGTGTAATTTTAAACTTTCTAATATTTAGATGACTTGAGAACCTGAACTATTATTCTTATCAGCAGCTTCCCACCACTGAACTTGAAGATCTACAGTAAATTCTTCAATTTCATTTTCATTGTTGTAAGAAAGATCAATCTGAGAAATATTAGTTGGGAATACACTATGAACAATGTATTTTCTTAAAACATCAATATCACCACCTTGAGTTCCAGGAGTATTTAATGAAGTTCCTGGACCCTTAGATAATTGAGTTACATTCATATCTACCATATACTCCTCAGGCTCAATTTCACCACTTCCATCAGAAACTTTTACAATGTAATTCATCCATCTTTCAAAGATATTTCTCCACTTGAAGTCAGTATCGTTGATAACTGTAATGGTCCAGATATCAAATGTTCTGTCTCCAGCGATTTTTAAAGTTCTTCCTCTAAAAGGAACTGGAATTTCAGTAATAGTGGATGCAGGAAGACCAGCAGATTTGATCATCATATAATCATCTTGTTCAATCTCATCCCCAGTTGGGGGTAAAGTAAATGTTCCAGATGGACTGCTACCAAAACTTACTTCAAATAGATTACTACGAGCTCCTCCACCTTTTAGCTGCTTTTTGAACTTTTCAATAGTTCTATCTTGAAACTGTGGCATTGGTTTTTCTCCTAATTAAATTAAACTGTACCTGCGACGGTCTGGAATGAAACTCCAGTTCTCGTAGCAACAAATGTAAGTCCAATAAAGTTGATTGAACGAGCTGGTTTTACGTAGATGTCTGCTATAAATTCATTACGATCAATAACCGCTGGAGTATTATTACTTTCATCGCAAATTAAGAGGAAATCAGTAATTCCTCTCTTTGCTTGAACATCTCTTAGATATGGATCTACGATATTTATGAAGTTAGCTCTAGTTGAACTGTCATTAAACTCAAATAATTGAGCATCAGCAGCAGATCTAATTGCTTGTTCTATTGTAATAAACAATCTACGAACATTTATTCTGTCAAATGCTGAACTGAATGAAAGTGCAGTCTTATCACCGAATAAAATTGTTCCTGAACCTGGAGAAGTTATAACTGGATTAATTCTATTTGAATAAAGACTATCTCTATCAGATTGATTAGGGTTATATGCTAGTTTTATTACATTATTTAAAGTACCTCTAACCTTTCCTGCTGGTGAGAACCAAGGGAACTGATCAATGTCAGTTCTTACGCAAAGTCCAGCAATATCACCAGAACAAGGCATATATACAAACTCATTATTGAATCTATCAAATACATATTGATATCCAGAGTCAAATATTGCATAAGATGAAGAAATCAATGGTGTAAAGAATTCTAGGATTTTCTCTAATTTTTGAGCTTGTGTTGTTGGAGTAACTACACTAGATCTGTTTGGAGAAATAAATGCCACACAATCTTTTCTATTTTGGGCAATATTAATTATATAATTTGCTTTTCTCTGTTCATCCTCAGTAGTTCCAGATGCTCCACCTTGAAGTAAGAAGTTTAATTCTACTTCATTTTCATTTGACAATTCATTATAAGCACTCTCAATGTCAGCAACTCCTACTGAGAAACCTCCTACGTTATTAGTTCCGGAGTAATCTTTACCACCAGTAAGAGTGAATGATTTGTTTCCAATTGAGTTGAAGAATACTCCGGAAGCTTCTTGTCCCCATAATCCTAATGAAGTTGAAATTGGAGTGTTTCCACTTGAGAAGTTAGAAGCAACAGGATTTACTTTCCAGAAAGTATCAGTTGCACCTAATACACTTCCAGCGTAAATGTACTCTGAATTTAATTCAAGATATTCCTTATAATAAATTTTTTGAGATGGGGAAATTCTTGCATCTGTTGCTTTTGAAAGATTTAGGAATGTTTCTAATCTTTCTTGTGTTACATTATTATTGTTATTTGATCCCTTCAAATTATCAACTACAACTAAGTGGAAAGAATCATTTCCACCATTTCTAGATGAAACATAATCATTAGTTCTTGGTTTTGGTGCTACATCTCTCCACAAAATATTTGTAGAATCACCATCTGCAGTACTCAGTAAAGATTGTGTATTGTACCAATCTTCAATAGTATTTGGAGTTAATACTCCAGTGTTTGAAACTGTATCTACTTTAAGTATTTCACCATATACAGCAGCATTACTTTCATCTTGAAGAATTAAATAATCATTTGCTGTGACATCTCCAATAGTATTCAATTTTAAAGTAGTATCAGTTGAAGAAACTTCTTCAGTAATCTCTACAGCACTAGCTTGTAATTCAAAAATTGTTACAGTATCTCCATCCAAATGCTCTGTTTGAGTTGTTCCATAACCATTGAAACTAACACCTCCACTATCTCTTACTGATAAGTTGTTACCAAGAACATTATTAACTCTAAAAAGTTCTGTTCCTATTAAAATAACATTATTTACAGAAATTCCAGAACTGCTTGCTACAATAGCCTCTGAATCAGATACAGTAAAAGTATCTCCTCCAGCTAGTTGTAATGTAGTAGTTCCAATTTCATTTAATAAAGTGAAACTTCTTCCTGCTCCAATTGTTGATGCAGATTCTGTTCCTAAACCTGCTCTAGATACAGAAACTGAAGTTGTTCCTGCTCCTAAAGATCCATTTATATAAAAATCAGATCCTGTTTTGAATGAATATTTACCTCTTTCAGTATATTCTTGTGAAGTTGTTACTGCAGTACCAGTTGAAGTATTGACCTTTCCTACAACCTTAACATAAAACTCGGAACTTCCTACTCCAGTTACAATTCCTCTTAAAGATTCATCAGAAGAAACTGTTTGAGTAATTGCAGCTCCAACAGTAATTAACGAAGTGCTTAATCCAGAAAAAGTTTGATCTGCAAGATTGTCAATTACACAAACTCTTACTGATTCTGACCAGGATCCTGGAGTTTTTGCCGCCCAGTAGTATCCAGTAGAACCTTCTTGATAATTTTCAAAATTTTTAATTTTAAGGGTTGATGATGAAGCTTCGCCAACTCCAGCATTTGAGTTTTTAAGATTAGAAGAATCTGCTCTTACTACTTTTAAACTTCCCCCATAAGATAAAAAGTTTGCTGCTGAATACCAATACTCATAATGAAAATCATTTTTACTTGGTCTTCCAAACGTTTCAAACAACTGATTTTCATTACGAATCTCAGTTACTTCCTCTACGGGACCTTTTTCAAATGGTGCTGCAATTCCCGCAGATAAACTAGAAGTAGCATTTACTGATCCTCTAGTTAAATCTACTTCCCTAATATTAATCCCTGGAGATGCTAAGCGTAAAGCCATTTTAACTCCTCTAAATGCTTCATTTTTGTCTAAAAGTATTTATAATTTTTGCCATTTATCTATACTCCCACATATATGATCTATCTCCGTATTCATCTAGTTGCCAAACATCACCTTCTTTATCTACTATTGATGTAGATTCTCTTCCGTCTATAATAAATCCAAATGGGGACATATCTTGCTCAATTTGATTTTTTTGCTCTTCATATAATCTCTTTCTTACATCTTGTTCAGTTAGTTCTTTAAAATAATCTTGAGCAACCAACCAAGCATAAATTACAAGGCACATTGCTAAGTCATCATTACATCCTTCTTCAGCTTCAAAAGAGTTTGATTTTTGAATGAATGTAGTTAGTTCTGAAATAATTTCATAATCATTGAATATAAGTTTATCTTCTTCTATTATTGTTTTTAAATTTAAGCAACCTACCTTTTTAACAACTTTAGACATTTTAACTCCAAGTTGAGTCTT